CGATTTACCGTTTTAAATGAACACTTACAGCGATAGCAAAGGCAAACGTTATACCACACCACAAATTGAGCAACGCATTAAAAAGGCTGCGCTTGAATTGTTAGAAATTCAGTTTATAGAACATGGGTATAATTTTTGTCAATGCTGTTTGCGTAATGATGATAAGCCAATAGATGTAAGCCACACTATAAGTCGTAAAAAAGCTAAAGAAGATGGTTGTGTAGAAGTGTTATGGGATTACGATAATTTAGAAATATTAGGGCGTTTGTGCCATAAAAAAAAAGATGGTTTGATATGATATTAATAAATTTAACAGATTTACCAAAGCACAGCCTAAACGAAATATACGCAGGTAAACATTGGCAAAAAAGAAAGTCAGCAAAAGACACTTATAAGATATTAATCAAAAGCCAATTTAAAGACGTTTTAAGCAAAGATAAAGTTTACAAAGTATATTATGAGTTTGGATTTAAAACAAGACCTTTAGACACATCTAACACAGTTTATATGTTAAAGATGATAGAGGACATTATATTTGAAGATGATAGTTATAAGATTATACCAGAAATTAATATAAAATCGTTTAAATACGATTATGATATAGTAACAATTAAAATAATAGAACTATAAAATGCAAGGGGTGTCTAAATTAATATTAATATTTCTTTAAATTCTAACGCCCTTTGTTATTTTATTTGTATATTTGCTTTAGTTACGGTTCGACATTATAGTAATTAAGAAATTAACACAAGTCCTATAATGAAAGTAGAAGTCGAACCCTACTGGATTTATAGGACTTTTTGTTTAACACAAAATCAGTAATAATATGAAAAAAGGTTAATAGTAATATATGCAAACCAATAACCTCGAAAAACACGGTGCAAGTCCAGTTGTTAGGCATATTTTAATTATTACTGATTTTAATAAAAAAATAATTATGAATATATTAAATGAAGCTGATGAAATTATTAACAAAAGATCAGAAGAAAAAGAAAGAATGTATGGTCCTTTTGAAGAAGGAATGGAAAGAGCAGCGTTAATAGCATCTGGTTGTACTGGAAAAAAAATAACAGCAGAAGATATGTACATGTGCATGGTAGCTCTTAAGTTATCTAGACAATCATATTTTGAAAAAACTGATAATTTATTAGACGCAGTAGCTTATTTAGGTTCTTTACAAAATTATATTAACAAAAAAAACAAATAGTCATGAAAATAGCAATGATTGGGATTATATCTAATCCCGTGTTAAGCAATAAGTCTCACAATGGTGGATGGACTTTAGCTATGAAAAGCTTATTAGAAACAAGATTTGAATTAGAGTGCTTTATTGAAAAAGATGAATCTAAATTTAATGAGTATGATATTTTAGTAATAAATGAAGGTGTAAATTATAGATCAGGGTCTTATAATTTCTTCGGTGGTGTTCAAAATTCTACAATAAAAAAAATTGAAGCTTTATCAAATTATAATGGAAAAGTTTATACTATTAACGAAATTTTTGATTTTAATGATTTGTTTTCAAAAAGAAAAGAACTAAATGTTTTAGAAGGAACTAAAATGCCTGAAGTAAATATGATAAGTTCTAGTTACGAATATGAAACAAAAAAATTAATAATAGGCGATTCACATTCAATATCTGTTTACAAACCTGGATATAGCATATCAAGAAACGATGGTAAAACTTTGTATAGATTTTTAAAAAACAATAAAAACAAGTATTTTGAACATTTAGATGATTTAATAGTATATTTTGGTAATATAGATGTTAGATTTCATTTACCTAGACAAAAAAACCCTATAATAGCTACTAGAAAGTTAGCTCTAGAATATGTAGATTGGTGTTTTAAAACTAAAGCTAAGCCAGTTTGTTTACTTCCTGTAGAAACTGAAGAAAGAAAGATTCCTAAAACAGGCCAATATAAAGGTGAGAACTTTTTTGGCTCTAGAAGTCTTAGAAGATCGTTAGTTAAAGAATTTAATGATATTTTGCAAGCTCATTTTTTAGATTGTTACACTTGGCCTGAAAAGTGGTATGATGTTGATTATGATTTTACTCAAGAAATGGAACTACGTCAATCAGTACATCTTAGACCTGAGTCCTATATGAATTACGATAATATTTCTATAAAGCCAGTTAGTAACAATTTAACTTTATTTTAATGGTTGATCAATTTTTAAAATATTACGAAAAAGCTCACATGATGCAGAAGCATAAATATCAAAAAGGTAATTATAATGAGCAAGATATAGATGATGATCTTATATGGAATGTACCAATATATGATGTTGTGAATAGAAGATACGCTGCTTTTAGTAGTTTACTTGAGGCTATAAAAGCAGATAACGACCCTAAAAATAATAGTATTTTTTTTAAAGAAGCAAAAGAAAACATTAGTGATTTAGATTTTATAAACTTATGTTATTTATTTAGACTATGTGGATCAGGTATAAATTATGTACCTAAGAGTAAAGATTTATTTTATAATAATGAACCATTTGGTACTCACGGTTTTGGTAATTTTTGGGTAGTAGATAATTTAAAAAATGGTATTTTAAAAACAGATGATTGGATTGAATTAGTTCCAGATAAAGGATTTTGTGATGTAAAAGGTTATATGCTTCCGTTGATTAAAGGTGGTTTAAATAATTATATTAAAAAAAAATCAAAATATTTAATGGAATTTTTAACAAATTTAATATTATCAAATAAAAAACAACCTATAAAAAAAATAGTAGATAAAGGAAACGAATTTTTAATATCTAACGGTTTTCAAAGGCAAAACTTTGTTTTAACTGCTTTTGCTATGGATATGGCTGAGTATTTTCCAAATAATGTAGATAGGAATAGTGATGTATACGTGGGTTCTAACGCTTCGAAATGTTTAAAGCTTATATTACCAAAAATGAAACACGATAGCGCACTACGTTATCTTTGTGATATAACTGGTGGTTATTCAGAACCATATTCAATGGAAGATGTAGCTTGTGACTTTATAAGATACAAAGATAATTTCCAAAGTCCTGCTCATATAAAAGCAAATAAAGGATTGATTTTTAAAAATAATTTATAAAATAAAAAACATGTTCGTAAACAAACAAGTTGGTTTTGAAAATAAAGACCTTACAATGTACAAAAACATAGAATACTATTTAGAATTAACTAAAGATTTTAAATCTTCATTTGATGATTTTATAATTAAAGATATTAATGGTTTTAAAGTTATAGATGAGTCTGATGTTTGTCCTGTTGGTTATAAAGCTAGATCTGGTGAATTTTTAATACAACAGTTAGTTAATCAAGGCATAAAAGAAGTAGTTTACGTTCAGCCTAGAAGAGGATTTGCAGGAATATCTTTGTCTTGGTTATGTAAAAAATACGGATTAGATCTTACTTTAGTTATGCCTTCTAGTAAAGAAATTAGTGATCACCAAGCTTTATGTATACAATATGGAGCTAAACCATTATTTGCTAGAATAGCTGCTATGCCTAATGCTAATAGGTTAGCTAAGTTATATGCTGATTCAAATAGTAAAATTGCTTACGTACCATTAGGGTTAAATCACGAGTATGTTGTAGCGGGTGGTGTTAAATTAGTTAATGATTTCTTTAAAAATAAAGATAAACCAAAAATCATGTGGTCTGTTATTTCAACCGGAGTACTTACAAGATCACTTCAAATAGCATTACCAAAAACAGAATTTAAAGCTGTTGCGGTTTCTAGAAATATTCAACACGGCGAATTAGGTAAAGCAGATTTTTATTCTTATCATAAGCCTTTTAATAGTAAAAGCGATTTAATACCTAAAGAATTTAATTGCGAAAATAGTTATGATGCTAAAGGCTGGGATTATTTAGTTAAATATGGAAAACAAGGCGATTGGTTTTTTAATGTAGCTGGCAATGCTGAGTTATCTACTATTGATAAAACAAAAATAGATTCTTATAGAGATTGGAACGATTTAAGAGATTTTAATATTAACAAATAAAATAAATAAAAAAATGGAAAGATTTGAATTAATTAGATTATGGGCATCTATGAGAGGCCTTTATGAGAAAGGTGACCCAATCACGCAATGTGTTAAACTTCAAGAAGAAGTAGGTGAACTTTCAAGAGCTCTTTTAAAAAGAGACGAAGAAGAAGTAGTAGATGCTATAGGCGATATTGTTATTGTCTTAACTAACTTAGCTTATCAGAAAGGTTATATGATAGAAGACTGTATTGATAAAGCTTATAATGTTATCAAAAACAGAGGCGGAGAAATGAAAAATGGAACATTTATAAAAAACGACAAATGAGAAGATACATAGCAAAGATAGAATTACAAGAAAATAACAAACATTCTATAGGACAACTAGGTGAGTTTATTTTTAAATACTGGTTTGAAAAAAACTTTAACCAAGAAATATTACATAAACAATCTGCTGATAGAGACTACGAAGGTATAGATTTTGCTTGTAACAAAGGTTATACTTATCAAGTTAAAACTACTAAAGAAAAGACGTTTACTTTTAATTGTAAAATTGAAAACCTTAAAGATCATTTAATAGCTGATTATTATGTGTTTATTCAGATCATAGATGGTTTTGCTTACATAGAAGAAATAAGAGACTCTGAATACGTTTTAAATAATAGTAAACAAAGTTATCATTATGACAATACTTTCATTTGGGCTAAAAGTTTAGATACAAAACAAGTTAACTTAAATCAATTAAAATTATTATGAAATATAGTAACGCTAACGAAGCATTTAGACATTTGTATAATTTTATAAACGATCATGGTAAAGAAGTGAATGGTACTAAAGTTATTTATAATCAAGGTTTTTATTTAAAAAATCCATTAGATAATTTTATAAATTGTGATTTTAGAAAATGGTCATATAAATATGCTAACAGGGAATGGAATTGGTATTTAAGCGAAGACCCTAACGGTAAAGAAATATCAAAACATGCACCTATATGGAAAAACCACATGGATAAATTAGGTAATGTAAGATCAAATTACGGTTGGCAATGGAACAGAAACAACATGTTGGATAATGTTATTGATAAATTAAAAAAAAATAAAAATACTAGACAGGCTGTTTTATCAATATATGATGGAAAAGAGATAGATACTTATGATTTTGATACACCATGCACTAATTCTATACATTTTCAAATAATAGAAAATAAATTATGTATGACAGTTAACATGAGATCAAATGACTTATGGTATGGCTTTTGTAATGATCAATATTGTTTTTCAGAGTTACTTAGGATGGTTTCTAATGAGCTTTCATTAGAAGTTGGATGGTATTATCACTTCTCATCTAATATGCATCTCTACGAGCCTAATTTCAAAATACAATAATAATGGCAAAAGAACTTCCATATTTTAAATTTGAACCAGCAGAATATATTACTAAAGATATATCGTTTTGTAGTTATGCAGCACAAGGACTATTTATAAATCTATGTAGTCATTACTGGCAACGTAACTGTGAAATGACATTATCACAAGCTGAACGTAGATTTAAGGATAAAGAACTTTTAAAAGAGCTGTTAGATGAAGGTGTTATATCTCATGTGAACCATAAAATTATTATAAAGTTTCTTATTGAACAACGTGATGAAGCGATTGAAAAATCGAAGACAAATAAAGCAAACGGATCTAAAGGTGGCAGACCTATAAAACCAAAAGAAAACCAAAAACAAACCGAAAATAAACCAAATGGTTTTAATTTGCTTAGCGAAACAAAAGGCATAATAAAAGATAATATAATAAAAGATAATATTACTACTACTAAAGAAGCCGAAGTAGATTTTTTTAAAGTTGATGAATGGATTAAAGAAATTGGTAAAAGCGATATTTTTTTAGAAGGACTTTATAGAACACATAAATTATACAAAGGTTCTATTTCTGAATTACTAAACAATTTTAAAGAGCATCTTAAAATATATCCAAAACTACACAACAATTTTAGCGACTTTAAAAAACATTTTGCATCTTGGTTAAATATTAAATCAAATAAAAAAGAATTAGGTAAATATCAAAAACAAAGCAAAGGACAATTATGAAGAAGC